TTCGCCACTATCATGATTGATGCCGACGTGGTCGTGGATGTACGCTTCAATCGCATGTGCATGCGCCTGGATAACATCTTGAGAGTTTGATGGAATACCTTTTGTTTTGGTTTTGATCTGCGTATTCGCTGCAACAAGATGGCGAGGTCTGTCCAATAGATAGCCATCGTAACCTCTTGATTCAAAGTATCTTGCAATACCGTACTTGTTGTTCTCAATCAACAGTGGGTACCCATAAAACACAGCCGCCATCAAACAATCCTCATAGAAAATTTTTGCAAGCGGGGGTCTCGATGCATACTCCAGCACGAACATATTCGAGGGGTGATTCATGTTGAATCTATTGTATAGGTGCAGAGCACCCTTAGACCCTCTTCCGTCTACAGTTGCATCAAGATCATACGAGTCAACCCCACCAACACCTATATGAGAATTGGGAGGGACTCTTTTGGATCGGTCAAACTTTTTCTTGTTCCTGAACTCAGGGGGAGGCATCCATGCAATATGAAACCTGCCGTTTGGATCAGGCTTAAATATCACCTCTGAATCCTGCTCCCCATCCTTCCAGACAAAATTACCCACAACAACAGGGTTGGGATAGAGATCGTCGTTGTATTGTATCTGCTCGTAGATCTTAGAGATATTGAACAGGGTGCTTTCAACACTGTCTCTAAACGCCTCATCTGTCGTAAATGGGAACTGCCTAATAACCTCATTCAACTCAGACGCATCCTCAATCAATGCTTGTCTTTCGTTTTTGAGGTACGTCTTAGCTCCCTGAACAATAGGCTCACCATCAAGACCAGCGACAGGCGTAGCAGGGTCTTGCACCACAGGATTTCCGTATGGGTCAAAGAAGCCCTCAAGAGATTCGTATGCTGGAATAAAGAGTCTATAAAGACCAGTCCTCGTCCTGCCATTTGCGTTTCTTTCGTTTGGGTCCGAGTCTCTCCACAGATCTTTGTACTCGTTCCCCCCTTTGTCCATCGGGTTTACTGTGCTTCCTACCAGAGCCTTGCCCACGATCTTTCGACCTACGATCAAACAAGTCCTCTGAATCCTCCAGGCGTCCCTTATGTCTGTAGGTCTTTCCCATTTGCCAGCCTCATCAAGATACAGTATGTGGAGCTTCTCTCCATCATACGCATTGTTTGTTGTGTTCTTCCAGTTTATGACCGTATTAAGAGCCTCGCCCTTCTGCGAAGTCTTATTGTTCTTCGTGATTCTCTTAGACGGCTCGCGAAAAGCCAGCTCCATGCGCGGATTGGTCGTTCCATCTTGAATGGGTTTAAAGAAAAAGGGGTAGTGCCGAAACATCTGCACGACCTTCTTCATGAATATGTTTTCCTGCGCGTCTTTACCCGTCTTAGATTGGATACCTAGAAGCTTGTCTTTGACCTGTGTGGCCTCGTCAACCAATACTGATGCACAGATATTGGTGTATCCCGAACGACGGCATTTGGTGTAAAGTTGGCCTATACAACGGGAGTCGGCCTCACACGCAGCCATGTGTAAAAAAATGTCCCGCTGAAATGCAAGATAGTAAGGAAATCCTATATCAAGCTTCGTCCACTGCAGCATCATGTAGTGACGCCCCGTAATATATGTAGGGACACCACCATTAAAAAACCAAAAACCCTCACGCCGACGGCGAAACTCTTCTTCGATATACGGACGAAACTTCTGTCGAAACTCCCTTGGCATTTCGAGCCACTCATCCATAGACTTAATCCTAGACAGCTCTGGAGGCATAGGTTGCCTCTCCCACACTTGCAAGTGCTTTGGCTTGTCATGTCCGAAAATTTTCTTTTTGGACGGCTGAGAGGGAAGAACAATGACCAACCCACCAAGTTCGATAGCTTCACCTTCCGTACCGTTGGGGCAAATGCCGATCGCTGGGTGTTCATACTCTTCTATGTCAATTAAGTTGCTCATCAATTAAATTGTACACCTGTCAGGACTCGAACCTGAAACCTGCGCATTAGAAGTGCGCTGCTCTATCCAGTTGAGCTACAGGTGCATACGCTTACCTGCTGCGTCTCCGCTTAGGTCTGTTGTTTGCCCTGTTCTTAGATTCTGGCTGTGGGGTTGTTCTGTCTGAAGTACCTACATGAGCATTGTCAAGACCGTCTCCGTTGCCGTATACACCAAGGCGCCTAGCAATACGATTGAGAGTTGCTCTGTACCTTTTGGCTTTTCCGCCCTTTCCGTACTTGGCGTACTCTTTTTTGTAGTTACGCTTCTTCAGCTTAGCCATAACGCAAATATAGCGAAAAGTCCGCGAGGTGGGACTTGAACCCACATGTGACCAGTTACTCTTTCTACAAGGTATAAGCTTGAGGAGATACTCGCGGTCAAGGGTTTCTTCTTTTGTGAGTTTCTTTTCTGTGGCAGTTGGCACATCGCACCTCGCACTTTCTAATCTCGTTCTTTATCTTGTCAACCCCATAGGATTGATTTACCATGTCTGCAATATTCATGGTTTTTTGATCTCTTACGTGATCGAACTCAAGGACAACGGGGTTCTTTTCTCCGCAGTCGAAGCACCCCCTCAGCCTCTTAACTCTCCTTACATACTCCCTATTCCACTTGCGTTGGTTTCTGTTGTGAGCTTTAGCCTTGTCCTTGTAATATTTCTTGTTGGCTTCGTAATGCTTCTTTTGATAGGCTTTGTTGTAAGCCCTACGAGCCTCTTTGTCCTTTAGGGGCATCAGTCATGGTCTTCGTTCCACATTTCGTCCCAGAACCTGTAATCATTCTTTTTTCTTGCCTTTTCGTATCTCAGGACAAGATCTTGCCAGTTACTTAGAGAATCTTTCAGCGAAACCTCCGCTGTAGTCTTTGGCTTCTTCAATTCCTCCATTGTCTTTTAGGTCTTTAATCATTTGTTCTAGTCGCTGTCTCTCGATCAACAGCTCCTTGCAATCGGTAGCCGTCTGCTTGATGGATTGCAGCTCAGCCTTTCTAGCTGCACCACCAGCCTCTGGATCAACAGGCTTTTTAACCTCGTCGATCATATTGTTGATAGCAGCCTCCATAGACTGCATCAAACGCTCAGCGGCTTCAATCGTCGTGAATTTCTTCTTCGACATACATCAAGTCTTCAATACGGGTGCGGTAATACTCCACCCCGTCAATTTTGATACGATAGTCTCTGTTCTGCTTGAAGCATACGACGTCACCCTTTTTAATGCCAGCCTCCTTAAGGTGCTTTGAATCAAAGGCAACACGTCCCTTTGTAGGGAGAACCTCTTTCAGGGTCACCACTTCAATCAATCCGTTTTCGTCTTCCTCTTCCTCAATGGGCTCCAAAAGACTCCATCCATCAAGAGGGGTAATCTTACCTTTCTTGTTCTTGTAGGCGATAGCCTGGTTGTTTACAGCATGCTCTGGGTCGAACTTGACGAAATAGCTGTTTTCAATGTCAGTAAGCTTTTGGCCACCTTGCATGACAACAAGATGATGAAAGTATAGGGTGTCCCCTTTCTTGACTGGTGTCTTGTACTTTGCTGGAGTAGCTATTACTGGACCATCAGTTACGCGGTATTTGAACTCACCACCTTCATAGTCTGTATTGATGTACAACTCAATACCACTCTTAGTGGAGATTGTATCGTTGATGGGCTTGTCCAGCTCAACGATAAACATATTTAGGGACCTCATTTCTTGTACGGAAACTTCTCGTTCAAGTACTCTTTGCGCTCCTCACATCCACAGTCCTTAGACATGCGCTCTACAAGGCGCTTCAGCCCTGTTGCTGTGGTGATCTTCTCTACAGTATCACCAAGACCTTTTGATTTTTCACTCATAATTAAAAATTTAAGTCAAATTCAACAATACACGGCATGTCATCAATAGACTTCCACAGGACATTACTGCCGTCATCTTCTTCTAGGTAAACGAGGTATCGGTTTTTACCATGCCGATACAAAAAGGCTTCATCGTTGACAATCGCGCTAACGGTGTTTTTACCCGCCCTCATCCCAACGTAGTAAGCCATGGCATCCTTCGGGTCTCTGCCGATGATGATCTTTCTAATAACGCCTTCCATTATTTAATTAGTTTGCCATACACCAACTCAAAACCAAGCCCATAGCTCAAGGAGTACAGTAGCGTCCTTTTGACAAATGGTTTCCATCCTTTGGTTTTGGGAGAAAGGCAGATGGCTGTAGTTATCATTAAATTTCTTCCAGCTACCGTGGCGTGATAACCATCGGTGGCTGCTACAAATATAGTGCTAGATCCTGGAAAGGCTTCACCCTGTAGTGGATCTCCGTTCTTATACTTGTTTACCCAGCTAATACTTGGGTCCCAGAAGTCAGGGTTGGCATTGGGGAAGGTGTTTTGGAATTCGTGGTAATGAAAGAGAAGATCTTGATTTACACCATTCAAAGCCCCCGCGAGAAACATAGAAGTTACAGGGAGTATCTCTCGCTTCCACTTCATATCCGTGGGGTAATATTCCAGATATTCTGATTCTATTTCCCCTGACACTAGATTGGCAACACCGCCAGCCATCCAGAAAGCACCAATAGCCTCTGTAGGCCCATCGGTATAGTTGATTAGGGCCATTCCACCAAGGGTAGCCGCTGTCCCCACCCAGTACTTGTCTCTGTGGGAGTTGCCTGTGTCAAATCTCAGCTGAGCGGTAGCGCCACTGCTGATGACCAGGAATAGTAGTAGAAGTCTCATTAGTTCAGGGATATCCCCAAACCATCTAAAAGATCACTGATGTCTGGTTCGTCTGGCTTGTAGGACTCCTGTGCAAAGGTAACCAATTCGTCCAACTCATCTCTACTGTTCAAGTTGTACCCGTACACGGCCTTGAGCTGATGGCCCTCTGGCATCTCGTCAACCAGTCCAATAATCATCAAAGACATGACTTCGTCTCTAACGTCGTACTTGTCAATCAAATCCTCAATCTGCAGGGCGATTCTCTGAATCTCAAACAAAAAGCCTTCTCTCTCCATATCTTTGTAACTATCTAAATCCATTTCAATGCCAAAAAGTGAGGTTTCCAAAAAGAAGCTCTTTCGCGAGAGCTCACGACTCAACCAAAGATACGTAAACAGAAACTACCTCAAACACCTTCGTAGAGAGCTAGTTAGAGAGAAGGAGAAAGGCATCCTCTTTCAGACGGAGATATACTTTTTGCTATGGGCTTACGACCTAGAGTTTTGGACTTTGCAGTATGCCGCAGAGGACTTTGGATACTCACCCAAGAAGATAGGTGAGCGCATTGTCTACCCACTCATGCAGGAGGGGTATATCTACAAACACTTTGACAAGCTCACCCCATCTGACACTTACGAAGACCACTTGTTTCGTGAAGAAACTAAGTTCAACTACAGAGTGCGATATGCATTAACGCAAAAAGCCCGAATGTTTATTCAGGCTTTTTACAGGAGGTTGGAAAAGGGTTAACCGCTACAGCTCTCGCAATCCTCTGGATTGTCGATGTTGCAGGAGATCTCTCCCTTCTCAATCTTTTCTTCTTGCTTCTTGAGCTTGTCTTGATCCAAAAAGCTGATGTCGTCAAAGTCTTCTTCCATGGCGCGTTAGAATATAGAGTAGTAATCGTTGATTTCGATGTGAATGTTATCCGCTTCATCATAATGAGCGTCTCTTTTGTCTATTACAATGGCTTCAGAAACATTACCATCAAGCTGCTCTTGAGTAGATTGCTGAGCACCTATTCTAAAGGTGCCACTCTCAGACGAGCCATTGTTTCCAGTTTTAGTCCCAAGAAGACTCCCGTTAAAATAAAACCTCCACGAGGCATTCGTGTCGTTGAAGTCAGTGCCCTGTGTGTACCAAGAGACAAGAGCCGCAGTAGCATTTGCCAAAGCAGGAGTGTTGTTAGATGCGTTGTCTCGAAGTTCTGTAGTATTTCTGTACTCGACTTGATTGTCACCATCAAATCTTATGAAAGCGCTGCCCTGACGAACAATGTGTTGAGCAGAAGTAGTCTCGTCATCCGTAGAAGCAACAGCAATCATCGCTTCAGTGTTGATAGCGGCTGAGACTGACTTAAGAATATCGTCAGTTCCATCAAATTTCAAAGAAGGTTTACCGCTAAGAGTTTCTACGCCTGAAGAGCTATCGTAAATTTTAGGTTGAGAAGCCAATACCTCCTGAAAAACATCATGACGATCTCTAACTCTATAGTGCTGATTTAAGTTTTCTTCTAGAGAGCTAATGTGACTGCCCATATCTGCATTTAACAACACAATCTCGGACATAGTGCCAGTGAATGGCTGACCACCACCTGAGTTTGCACCGATTCTAATCGCTCTTGTGGAGTCAATTTTCATTTGTTCGGTTCCGTCGTCTATGCTTATTGATGCTTGATTTTCACTTTGCACCTGAAGAAACACATTAGACCCACTTTTGTAGAAAATGA